ATTATTCCTTGAAGGAACAGGAGGAGCGGGCTTTTTAGTGTTTTTATTTTTACGTTTTCCCCGTCTAGCTTGACTTTTAAGGAAAACTTCCATAGTTTTTAAGTTAACATTAGTTTGAATGTCTTTTTGGTCTTTACAACCCAAACTAACACTATCACAAGAGGTTTCGAAACCCAAATAAAATGCTGCATATTCTGCATCAGTCTTGTGGCCACTCTTAGCGGCTTTCCATTCTGGCACATTGCACATAATGGGATCAAACTTATTAAAAAGGAAGTCTATTATTTTACGAAAATAAGCTCGCGCGGGTGGATCAGACCAAGCCACGCGGAGCATTCCGACAGCACGTTGCATATCCATACAAGGATTAGACCAATCAGTACTCCATTTTATACTTTCATACATTTTGGAGGGAACTAAATGATACACACATTTGCCATCAAGTTTCGTTGTGAAATCAGCTTGTAAAAACGTAATTTCATCAATAGTAAGCCATTCGTCAGAGACAGGATTACAGGTCATGCCCAGTTCTTTAACAGCCTCGCAATAAGCAGCGGGTGTAAACTGGTCAGATATTTCATCTGCTACGCAATTGGAATTGTCATCACCATAAAGAACAGGAGTGACAAGGTTATCAAAGGATTCATAATTTTTATATTCATCAGAAACAGTTTGATACCACGCATAAGCTAGAGACCAATAATTAATTAACGTATTGTCAACAACAGTGTTTGCACCACCGGAAGGATTACCTCCAGGCTTGATGATAAGAGTACCATCAACAGTGACGCATACAGACCAGATAAGATTTTTATAGCAGTTCAATAACCGGTGCCAATTATCCCAAGTTTGTTCCTCAGGAGCATAGCATTTAAACCGGAAAGCACATACCACTAACATCTTATAAACACCAAGAGATGAGTCATAGTCAGAAAAATCATACTCTCCACACTTAGTGTATTTAGATAAACGGTCTTTAACACGTTGCCAACCACCCTCAAAGGGATTTATCCCAACAGCAGAAGCAGTTTTTAAATGACAGGCTG